AAGAAAGATATAAAGAGTACATGGAAGATGCTATAAGTCATGGGAATCTAATACATAACGAATATAATACTGAACTAATAAATAAGTTTGCTAAAAAATTGTGTATTAAATGTAATGAACTATCAAAATTGAAATTCTCAGTTAAAAGTTATTTTTGTCCTATGAGGATGCGTTATGTAATTGCTCTATATACGTATATTAAGGATAATGAATATGTAATGCCAATTTATATTGGTGAAAGAGATGAAACTGATGAAGAATATCACATCACTCCAGAAACAATAAATAAAATAACAAAAGAAGTAATGGAAGTAAAACATTCTAATGGCGATAGGGTATTTAGCTATGAAAAATTCTGAAAACTGGATCAGTATAAAAGATTCTATGCCGCAATTATTCCAGTCTGTTATTGTTCGTAACATTCATGGATTCACAACTATTGCACACTATGGTTATAAAGACTCATGGGAGACGATAAAAGGTTGGGTTGTATGTAGTCGCTGTAAAGATGATGGAGTTGACCTTGATATTGATGTTGTAGAGTGGGCAAGATTACCAAAGGGTAATAAATGATATGCTATAAAAGTTACATTTTATCAAAATTTAATAGTCATGTTTACAATATGATGCCTGATATCATAAAACATTTTGATAATTTTGTTATGAAATATGGTGAAAAGCCACAATATTTAATTTTAGGAGAAATATATTATGAAAATCTAGTTGGTATAAATGAAATATATAATATGAAAATAATAAAATCTGTTGCTTATGATAAGTTTGACGTTGCATAAAAAAAGGAAAAAAAAATGGAAGATAGACTACTAAATGATGATGATATAGGTAAAACATTCAAGTTTACTATTAATTTTGAAAAAAATGAAATATCAAAATCATCACAAAACCCTATGATTGTTTTAGGATTAGGATTAAAAACAATGGGTGATACATCCATAAAAAAAATGGTATATGTTTATTTAGCATCACATGTACAATGGCGAATAAATGATTTTCTTAAAAAAATAAACAAAGGTCATTTACATATTGAATTTTATGATCATCAATGGAATGGTTGGCAAGAAGGAACACTAAAGGGTTCTGAAGGATTTTGCACCATAAAAAAGGATGAGTATGGATTTAAAGTTGATGATATACTAACTGCACCACCTGAAAATATTCTTGAAAAAACTAATATAGTTGAAACAAAAATATTAGAAATTGATGATGATGAAATACCATTTTAAATAATAAAAGGATTTATTATGCAAATGCCTGATAAAAGTAGAAATAAATTTATTATTGATTTAGCTATTGTACATATTAATAAGCTTAGTAAAGATTCACTTTTAAAGTGCATCTTTATTATTAATCAAGATTTAAACGATCATTCATATGAAATTTTTTCTAAATTTGTAATTAAATATATAAGAAGTTACAAAAAACATTATATGTATAAAAAATATATTATGAAAGAGCTTAGGAATAAAAATACAAAAGATATAAGAACATTATGTTCAATTATGAATAGTTGTTCTGATTCAGAATCTATTAATGAATTAATAGAACAATGGATTTAAATATATTCATCTTCTTCTTGATCATTATTATATACTTTATAAGCTATGCCTGAAGCATGTATTAATTCTTGAGCATATGCTAATGCAATGAGCATTAAAGAATCTACGCCATGGGACGACCAATCTTTTAATGGCCCAACTTCTTGACCACTTTTTAATATTTTTGGTTGATATTGTTTTATACAATCTATTAAAAATTCACAATTTGTTTTATGTATTCTATAATTTGAAAATTGTGTGCGTGTTAGGTTTATTTTATCCATTATTGATGGCGGAACATTTGTTGTTAAAACATTATCTGTTCCAAGTTTTCTTTTAACTTGTGCTAGTCTAGTAGCACCATTCTCTCTGTCTAATGTTCCATTTTTACCGTCATGTGGCAAAATATGATAAGCATATCTTATATTATGATCATCTCTAAATTTATCTATAAAAGCTGCATGTTCTTCTAGTCCCACCCTATCTTGCTGATAATAACCAATTAAATTAATATAACCACTGTCTTCTATTTGTACAAATGTTATGCTTGTTGAATCAGAGCCTTTTGCATTTCCTGTAGCTATATCCCAAAATGTATAGACAGGTATTCCAGTTGATATTGGTATATCAGTTACTCGTCCTTCTCTTTCAGCTTTCTGTAAATGTGGCGCAAAATATGCACCTTTAAAAGATGTGTCCCAATCATTCCAATATTCTGTACGTATTTCTTCGTTGCTCATTTCTAGTTTATCTTCTAATATTTGTTGATCAGATATAATATTGTATTTCCTTGTATCAGTAACACTTAATATGCTAACAAACCAATCTGGGCTTTCAATGGCAGCATTTCTTAACCTCCAAGCATGACCATGACCATTAGGTGTTGTATTTACTAACCAGTAACCATTTGTTTCATTAATCATTGCTCTAAAAACTTTCATTGCTAAAGGATTTTGAAACGCTAACTCTGAACCAAAAATACCATTTGATGAGCCACCACGATACTTATCATAATCATCTGTGCCAACTAAATTGAGTATCGATCCATTTTTTAATTCAATATAGTTATCTGCTTTATTAAAGCTTTTTATAAATTCTTTTGGGAAAAAATCTGTATAATGTATACCATCTTTTGTTATACCTTGAAATATAGCTCTCCTTGCTTGTCCAAGTTTAGGAAACATATAATGATAATTTCCTTTCCACATCATCATAATACATATACATATATTTAGAAAAGCTACCTCTTTCCCGCAACGTCTATGCCAATCTAAAAATGCTTTTTTATATAAAAGAACAAATATTGCATTATATGCTTCTTTTTGGTAATCCCTTAATTCTATCATCTGAGGAAGTTCTATTATTGGAATACCATCTATTACCATTTATTGTCCTAAATAATTTAAAAAAAATATTGATATCAGAATAATAGCATGTTATGTTTAATAAATATACGAAATCCACACCATGTGGGTAGATCGTCTTTAATGTAAAGATGGTAGCGTCAAAGGAATAGATTCTAATCTGTATACCTATAGATAGTTACTTTAACAGTTAAACTAATTTATAGGAATTATTATGGGTTTAGAAAATGTTGCATCAAAAGGTTATGCAAATGAATTTGACATTCAATATAAAGGTAGTGCCGATCTTGGTAATGGTATTGCTACAAAAATGTACCACGGGTTAACAGGCGATTCTTTTCAGGTACCAATTCTTGGTCACTCAACAATGAAAAAGCGTGGTGCTTATGGAACACCTCTACCCTTAGTAGTGCGTGATGTTACACCATCTATTTTAACATTTGATGATTATGGTATGCGCGAAGCAGTTGATACCTATGAACAAACATTATTAGATGCTGATGAATTTGGTGAACTACCATCTTTACTTGCACAATCAGCGCAACGTATGGTTACTCAAACAATTTTAAATGCTCTAAATGATGTTCCTGATGCTGATGCTGGTTTAGTCATCACTGATGGTACAGGTGATATGACTCTTGATAAAATTCAACAAGTAAAAGCAGCTTTTGATAAAAAAGGTGTTAATAAAAATGATCGTTTTATTGTTATGGGTGCAACTCAAGAGCAATCATTATTAAAAGAAGAAAAAGTAACATCTAGTTTGTATAACACACATAAAAACTTGGAAGATGGTAGCTTAAAACAAATTCTTGGAATGACAGTAGTTATTATTCCAGAAATGGATGAAGGCGGATTACCTAATGATGGTGTTACAGCTACACCAACAGTTACTTGTTTTGCATGGTCAAGATCATGTATTGCAACTGGATTTAAGCAAGGAAAAGATCCTTCAGTGCGTATTTGGTTTGATGACAATTCAGAATGTAATATGACCAGCGTAGGTATGAGTGTTGGTTCAAAAGTTTCATTACCATTAGGTATGGCTAAAATTAAATGCACACAAGCTAACCCATTATAAGGAATAAATTATGTCTGATTTAATCAACTTTACTAGAGCCTCAACAGGTCAAACTGATGGTGGCCCACCAACCATATATACTCATGATACATCTGATGCTATAGCTACTGTTATTGCATCTGGTTATTATAACTCTAAAGATGTCTTACACCTTAATGATTTAATTTTCATTTCTGCATCTGATGATAGT